AATTAAATGCCATTACTCACCTTCTCGCCATTGAAACTCATTGTCTTTTTCTGCTTCAATACACATTTTGTATATTGCCATGTATGCACAGATGTCCACGATACTGTCTTCGTGTCCAGGAGTCTCGGCCAACCGAGAGATCTTTTGTAAAACATTGATAATTGGAATGTCGTGAGGCATGATCGGAAAGTCAATGTATGCACTAACAGATTTTGCGATGCGTTCCATGTTATAGATTGCGTGGCCATAGACGACACCGCGTTCGTGGACAAGGTTGGTTGCATTATTAAACAGCTGCTCAGTTGTTGTTGGCATCTGTTTTATTCTCGATCATTCGGCGGTGCATATCCCAGCCATCTTTGCGGCCGCGCCAGTAATGTGTTTGTTTCGCATTCTGTAATATGCCATAAGTCCAGATGATTGCAACCATAGTTGCTACCCACCATAGACCAGCTTCTTTTAGTGACATTGTTAGCCCTTATCTATCCACACGCCCTGTGCAGATACATAAAGTATGACCTAAGGCAACGACCTTGGCTTAATTATTTTTGGCGTGTCTTATAACGATTAGATAACGCTAATGTCCTCAAAATCATCGATATGATCATCAATCGTACGATCCCTATAATCGGTTTCAAATCCCATAAACCTTACCCTCAAATATAAAACTGCCATCGGCATTGATCGGAATGGTTATGACCTGAACTTTACGCTCTTTAACATAAGCCACAGCAAACCCAGTTTGCCAGTTTGCGTATCCTCTAGTGTATGCCATGCCTGAACTACTTAAATCTACTAAATTGCCAACCTCTACACCCCATACAGTACGGCCTAATTGGCCTCTAGAAGCCTCTGTGAATGCTGATTGACCCAATCTATGGGTGTGTCCACATACAACACTTTTACCAAGTCTTCTAGCCCCATTTAAGGCGGTTTGTCCAGGTACTTGGCTTAGCGGAAAAGCATCACCATGCACAGCTGTCCAACCCGGTGCCCAATCTAATCCGTATGGGTGAAATTTAATATTTAATTTGTCATAACCTAAAAATTTTTCATATTGCATTTCAGGTAGATTCAAGAAGCTAGGAAGTCTTTTCTTAATTGATCTATAAAGTCTAATTCCATGGTTGCTACCCAGTACATTCGTTACTCCTAAGTAACTTAATACTTCCTGAGTTAGCACTCGATCTTCGTGAATGTTTCCAACCATTTCATCAATCGTGCCTGCATTAAAACCCCCTAATTGGGGCAGGTCGATCTCATCGCCAATACAAATAGTGCGGTGAGGTTTCCATTTAGCCAGGAATCGGCCTACCGACTTGGTTGCTTGCTCGTTAAAAAATGGGACTTGAAGATCACTTATAAAAGCGATTCGCTTAATTATTCTTCCTCATCGTCAGTTGGATCTATGGAAGGAATAATCCCACCATCGCCTACGATCCAATCAGGAAAAGTCTTATGCTCGGTCATTAACCAAAAGGCGTGTTCTGGTGTGAACCCTGCTTTCCGAGCTGCTTTATAACATTCGTGCAAAGCCGTATAGTGTTGATCTAACTTACTTAATGGCTCAGGAGAATGGCGAACCGTACGCCTATTAATCTTTTTGCGTTTAGAAGGTTTGCGTGTGTTCGCCATATTAAAATTATGACTTACTGATTAAAATAAAGAGATCATCGACACGCTTTTCAAGTCGAGAACTTTGTAATTCCAATCTTGAAATGGAATCTTTGATTGATGAGCCTGAATTGGGTTTTAACTCAGATAAATAAGATTTAATAACCCAGCGTAGACCCACTAATAAACTTGTAATAATGGCGCATACTCCAACGCCTATACCAACCCAATCGTTGGGCGACATTATGCAGCATTCACACCTAGATCAGTATCTTTAGGATCCAAGGCTTTGATAAGGGGTGCAACTAACGCACCTAAAAGGACAGAGTATTCAGGCTTGACATTACCGGCAATAGCCAATGCAACAGTTAAACCTGATGCAGCTACAGCTCTTAGATAAGACTTTAGAGCAGCCTTTGATTTCTTTGATAGTTTCATATTTTTCCTCCGATTAGCGGTACTTGGAAGTATGTATTGTCTTGATCGCCCTTTTTTGTAAAACTAATATGGATGTGATGATCGTGCATATTGATGCCCTTGTAATCACGCCATGCCCAACCAGCTTTAGGACTTGCTATTTTGCCTTTATGAATTATGTAAGAAATGCGTTTATCGGTTTCTGCATGATCCCTGAGCTGGTCAGCAAGATAGAGCGAGAGCCCCTTTTGTGTACCCAAGTCAGAATCAATATCAATGGCTCGGACACACCCATCGATGTCTGGATTGTGATCTGAGATTCTTGCGGAATGGCGAGAATCACCCACCCATCCATCACTTTTACGATCCCGATCCGGGAACCAATCATCGATCTGCTCCCTCAGCTGTACGCCAGCCTTGCATAACCAAGGTGTCAATTTATTGTTGCCATTACCATCATGGTTGCAGTACCGGATGAAACAATTCCATAAAGAGCTTCATTATCAGATAATTGCATTGTCAACTTATCGCCATTATCCATGCGGTATCCGGTACTTGTAGTTACATCTGAATTGCCTAAATAAATAGTTCCAGATGATGAATGAAGATAAACAACTTGATCTGCTCTATTAGCCGTTACCAATAATGTAGCTGTAATTGTTACTGTTTTTTGTGATGTATTAGGCAAGCGGTATCTCCTTTATCTCGTGATCTGTATTTGTGCATTCCCATTTAGCAGATTTAGCATTTAATACTGCTTGTGCATGGCATTTTGGTGGCATAAAAATATCCTCTAAAGGTAGATAAGTCATTCCTACCCCTGCGTAATTGCCACGTATTTTATTATTATATGAAGTTTTAATCCAAGTACCACCTAAATTATCAATTAACCATTGGTAACCTTCATCGGGTAAATTGTTATCACCAACAGTTACACGAATAACTTTATTGTCATTATCAATCTCTGCCCAATGGCTCATACTGCGTACTTCACAATCACAATACCTGCTCCACCATTACCGCCAGCAACACTGGTATTTGGTTGATGTCCACCACCGCCACCACCTGTGTTTGCAGTTCCATTGACGCTACCATTAGCACCACCACCGCCTAGACCACCTGCTTTAAATGTATTTGCTAATGAACCACCTGCACCACCACCAGCAAAATAATAAGTACCACTATCTAATTGACCTGCGCCAGTTGTTGAACCACCCGAAATTGCCGTTGATGACCCAATTCCGCCAACTCCACCAGTTGCATCACTTGTACCTGCTGCACCTGCACCACCACCTCCGCCACCTGGATAATCACCTGGGCCTTGACCTGCACCACCATTATTACCCTGTGATGGAGATGTTGAAGGAGTATTACCAGCACCACCTGTGCCAGCACCACCTTGTCCACCACCACCTGAACCACCAGATGCACCTGAATCTGAGGTAATATTTGTACCACCACGACCACCACCTGCTGCACTATTGCCATTTAATGTGCTTGCAGTTCCACTTGCACCATCAGTACTAGCGGCACCTGCTCCACCGGCACCAACTACAACGGCGTAAGTAGCTGGCGTTAATGTTTGACTTGTAAAAGTTCTAAAACCACCAGCACCGCCACCGCCACCAACATTAGTTCCACCAGCACCGCCACCGCCAACTAATAAATAATCAAAAGTCACACTTCCACCCGATATAGTTAAATTACCATTAGCAGTAAATACTCTGTAATTATATCCACCACCGGTGTAAAGTGTGCCACCAGTTACTGTCGGTGCTGATGGACCACTTTGTATTCCTGCGACTATGTTGCCAATCATTATGCAATAGCCCCAACAATGTACCAAGTATCGGTTGCAGTTTTAATGCAAACTGCTGTTTTGTATTGTGCAAGGGTTGGTTGTGCTGCAACTGTTCCACTTGATAAAACTGTAGTAGTACCAGATGTAACAGCTTTAATTGTTAATGCACCAGCACCAATGTTAAGTACAGTTAATGCAGTACCAACAGGATATGCAACGCTGGCATTTGTTGGAATTGTAAAGTTAACAGCTGTGGCTTTGTTCATCTGAATTAAAGCCTGATATTGATCGTTTAATACTGGTGTGTAATCTGCGGTTTGTGCAGTACCTACTGTAAATGATGTGAGACCGTTAAACATGCCAGATGTAAGCACATCACCGGTTGCTGCTGGAAATCCTGTTGCCATTTGTTACTCCTTAGTAGCTTAGTGTATTGGTACCTAATATCCCATACAAGCTAGATCCGATTATGAATCCATCTATTATAGGCTCTAGGGTGGTAAAAGTCGTCTTCCATGAGTTCACAGATATTGAGTGTTGAACGCCAAATACCTGCAAAGTCTTAGTAAGGGTCGATGTGCCAGTCGCTGCTGGTTGAGTGGTTGTAATAGTTACTGGATCAAAAAAGTCAAGGTCTAAAGCTGCAATAGTGCCTGTCGTGTAATTAGGACTGTATAAATCAAGGGTAATTGCATCGCATCGAACTGTAGTTTCAGCACGGCTGGCAACATAGGCTCTAGCGTAATTGAGAGCATCTGTGGTGGTCTGCATAAGAAGATCGGTTTGCGTATAACCATGGGTAAAATACTTGGCCACGCTTGCATCATTTACTGCGGATTGAACCGCAAGACCAGTTGCAGTTATAAATGCTTTATTAAAAATCTGAGCATCATTAAGAAGCCACATAGCATTAAAGTATGAGATGCCTGTGCCATTATCGTTAAAAACTACAGCTGTG